TGTTGTTTGGACCTTTTTCTGATTGGATAATGCAAAATCATCTTTATAATGAAATTGCACTTGGTGATAACCTTCTTGGTCCTGACGCTGATTATGTGGCTAGGCAACATATCGCTATGGCACAAGGTAAAGATGTTTCTTCTGCTGGTGATTATTCCGCTTTTGATGCGAGTCATAACCAGCAAGTGTTAAAATGTGTTCTTAAACATCTTGCTATATTTTGTCGTGATGGTACTGATATGGACGTTGCTCGTGAGACTTATGTCACTTCGTATCTTGGAACTTTCCACATACGTGGAGACTCCATAGACATTATGGAAAATGGGTTGTCTTCTGGCGATCCATTAACCTCCATTATTAATTCCTTGATTAATAAGGCAAATTTAAGATTTGTTGCTTATAAAGTATCGAATCGTAATCCTTATTCGTTGTCCGAATTTTCTTCCAATGTTTATGTTAGAGTTTTGGGTGATGATAATTCATTTACTACAAGTCCAGAATGGGCAAAGTATATGAATGAACAAACTTGCTCCGACAATTTAAAGCTATTAGGTTATAAATACACAAATGATGCTAAAGATGGTTTAACTGTTGGAACGCGCCCTTTTGATAAAGTCACTTTTCTTAAGAGGGCTACGCGTTTTGAACCTTTACTTGGTTTATACGTTGCTCCTTTAAAATTGGACGTTGTTTTAGAAATTGCCTTGTGGACTCGTGCTCAAGGTAAAAGTAACAAGCCATCGATTGATCTTGCACGTAATAACGCTGATGCTTGTTTGCGTGAGTTATGTTTGCACGACGATGAGACTTGGGACTACTGGTTGCCCAAATTAGCTAAAATGTTTGAAGAACATGATTGGCGTCCAGTTAGTTGGTCAAGAAAATTTAATTTGTCTTTAGTCTACAGTGATTATCTGTAAACTTTAGTTCAAATCTGTCTTCACTCGACATTAAATTGTGCTCTGGCTTTACTCGCTATACATTGTACGTATCCATACGAGAGTTGGTATTGTGGTACTCCACACATACAGAATGCATCTTGCTTTAACACATTCAAATGTGAGAATAAAGTGTAAAAGTATTGG